TTGATACTCTCAAACATCTGACGCGTAAATGGCTCGTCTGTTCTGCAGTACAACAAATCTGGCTTGCCTGGAATCTCCCTCAGAACCTTGACATTCTTCTGGAAGATTTGCTTTTCACCAGTCACCAGTACCGCCTTGATGTTCGATCCCTCAATCTTGAGGTCGGGGTTGTAGTATGGATCAATAATCAAGTCCGAGTAGCGGACATAATTATCATACGATATCAGCATTTGGGATGTACTCGGAAATATTAAACACACTTTTGTCGAGGTGGACGAGGTTCTCACACCACCCCTCAAGTAGCTCCTTAGTAACGTCTGACCACTTATTCACAATAAGTGCTCCAAACTTTTTATACAAATCATCCAGAGCTGAATGCAATACTATAGGTATTGCTCCATACCAAGCAGACTCGTAGAATCGCCAAGTATCCATACCGACACCCATAGGGCAAAGGACAAATTTAGACTTCATCATTCGTTCATAAAACTTGTTTTGGTTGATGTTGTCCTCCTTCATCACCCAATCACAACCTTCGAACGTCTGTCGGCACACATCCCTCAAAACTCGAGCAGTCTTGTGAGCTATAAACTTATCCATATATCCACCTACATTCATATAACAGAGTATGTTCCGCTCCCCTGGCGTATTAGGTGCAAGCATCTCAGGGTGCTTGAATCCGAGAGGGATTCGAGTAACTATCGGATCAGTTACTTCAGAGTTGACTGCGTATACGTGAAGCAAATTATGGCGCAGAGCACTGAACATAATCCATGTGAATGGCCTATCCGTATTTGCCCATATCAGCTCAAACTTGTTAGGGTGTGCAGCAAGATGTTCGACATTAAATTCCCAGTTCAGATCCTCACCATTCATATAGATACGAGTCGCTTCGGGGTCGATAGTCACCTTCTCATCTATTACATATGTGCACAAAGAGGCCAGTCCCTCAGGTGAAATAAGCATCTAGAAGAAAGACCCGCTTTCTTTTTAATGGTGGTATTCCAGGTTGTAGCCTGGGATGCTCGAGATGTCGAAGACGAGTATACAATCACTGCTTACGGAAGAACACCAGAAGGTGGTTCTGTTGCCCTATCGTTTGCATTTCAACCTTATCTCTTTGTGCGTTCGTCAGACATGGGGAGCTTTGCAACGTACAAAACCGTAAAGACGCGAGAGTTTGTCGAGGCGAAGGATCTTTGGGGGTTTCAAAACTCGACCAAGGTGAAGTTTGTCAAGCTAGGCTTCACAACCCTGAAGGATATGAAGTTTGCAGAATCTAACCTCCGTCGGCGGTATGCAGGCGCCAAGAAGAATCATCACTTCATCTACGAGGCGAACATCGATCCTCTGTTGCGTTTTATGCACCGCACAGGTATATCATCAACTGGCTGGATCAACACGGGTGACAAGTGCATCCGGTCTTACAACAACAACTGCACATTCGATCTCTACTGCCAGGACTGGAAGTCTCTCAAGCCGGTGGAGCGCGATGACATTGCGCCTCTGAGGATTATGTCACTTGACATTGAGTGCTATTCAGCTGATGGAAGCTTCCCAGATCCAGAAAAGGAGGACAATGTGGTGTTTCAGATTGGAATGACAACCAAGGTGTTTGGTAAGTCCGAGTACATGGACCGGACCTGCCTCTGTCTGAAGCGTACAATGTCATACAACGCCAAGTCTTTTACAACTGAGAAGGATCTCTTGTGCGCTTTCCAAGAGCACATCCAGAAAATTGACCCTGACATCATCACCGGATGGAACTTGTTTGGGTTTGACCTCGAGTACCTCTATAAGCGTCTTGGTATCTCAGGATGTACACCAGACGCGTATGTATGGGGCCGCCAAAAGGATCGGACGGTGGATCTCGTCATCAAGAATCTGGCGAGCAATGCGCTCGGGAACAACATGCTCAAGATGGTGCCAATGTGTGGTCGGTATGTGTTTGACCTATTCCAGGATGTCAAACGCGAGCACAAGCTCGAGAGCTACTCCCTGAACAACGTCTCGAAGCACTTTCTGAAGGATCAGAAGAATGACATGCCTGTCAAGGAGATTTTCAAGCGGTACGCGGATGGAGACGCTCATCTGCTCGGTGAGGTGGCTGACTATTGCATCAAGGATACCGAGCTACCACACGATCTGATGGCGAAGCTCTGCACCATTCAGAATCTGATTGAGATGGCCAAGGCGACTTGGGTGCCAATGAGCTTTCTGAGTGAGCGTGGTCAGCAAATCAAGGTTTTCAGCCAGATGACGCGCAAGGCGCGCGAGCTCGGTTTCATGGTTCCAACTATTCCATACAAACGCGAGAAGGACCCAGATGACGAGGAGGGGTATAAGGGTGCTACTGTGCTGGATGCTCAGACTGGCGCCTACTACGGGCCAATCACAGCACTCGATTTCGCGAGTCTGTATCCCAGCATCATGTGCGCCCACAACCTCTGCTACTCGAGTCTGGTGATGGATCCCAAGTATGACAACCTCCCTGGCGTTCAGTATGAGCAGTTTGGGCCATACAAGTTTGCACAGGGTACTCAGTCTCTGCTTCCAGCCATTCTAACGGAGCTCAAGGAGTTTCGCAAAAAGGCGAAGAAGGATATGGCGGCTGCGGAAGGGACACCAATGGAGGCGGTATACAATGGCAAGCAGCTCGCGTACAAGATTTCGATGAACTCAGTCTATGGCTTTACTGGAGCCGTTGGTGGAGGTATGCTTCCATTGGTTGCTATTGCTTCGACTGTGACTATGCGAGGCCGGCAGATGATTGAAGAGACCAAGGACTATGTCGAGGCGAACTTTCCAGGGGCCAAGGTGCGCTACGGCGACACTGACTCTGTGATGGTTGAGTTTGATGTAGGGGGTCGCAAAGGTCAGGAGGCTATCGACTACTCGTGGAATCTTGGGGAACAGGCGGCTGAGGCGTGCACAAAGCTGTTCAAGGCTCCGAACGATCTGGAGCTCGAGAAGGTGTACTGCCCTTACTTTCTGTACTCAAAGAAGCGCTACGCCGCCAAGATGTACGAGGGCAAGTCGAACAAGGATGGCACACCAGTACTGAAAGAGGATGGCACGCGAGTGGTCGCCTTCAAAAAGATTGACGTCAAGGGTCTCCAGGTTGTTCGTCGGGACAACTGCCTGTACGTGCGCGAAGTCTGCAAGGCTGTTCTAGGCCATATCCTCGAAGGCAGTGACCCAGCCCCAGCGATTCAGGAGGCGAAGGCGGCGGCAAAGGAGCTCTTGGCCGGCCGCGTTCCGATGGAGAAGCTCACACTGAGTAAGCAGCTCGGATCAGATTACAAGAGTAACAATCACACTCACTTGGCTGTTCGCGACAAGATTCGCCAGAGAGCCCCTGGCTCCGAGCCTCAGCAGGGTGATCGGGTCCAGTATGTTATTGTCGAAGGACCAAAAAAGGCGAAGCTATATGAAAAGTCAGAGGATCCAGCATGGGTCCGCGAGCACGGAATCAAGCTCGATTACAACTACTACTTTTCCAACCAACTCAAGAACCCCATCACCGATCTTCTCGAACCACTCATCGGCGAAATGAATATTTTTCAAGACATGTAATAGATGCACAGCACACTTGTATTGACATCGCTCCTCGTAGCATTTATTTGGGCTCTAAATTCAGTCGCCCAGAAACATGCTGTGAACAACATGAGTCACCCAACCGCAATGGCTGTATTCGCAGTAATGTACTTTACAGTCATGCTCTTGTATATCGGACATCACAAAGAGCTCATTAGCAAGGAGATTCGTAACATCATACCTTCGGCTATTTTGCTGATGATGGCTGCAGTCATACTGAACTTTATCGCCAATGTCCTCTACTTTCGTCTTATAAAGGCGAATGGTGTTTCAATTGTGACGGCTCTGACTTCAACCATGCCCATTTTTGTTGCTCTGCTCTCATTCATGGTTCTTCGAGAGAATGTAACACCCAAGCACATAGCAGGTATTGCCGCTGTTGTTGGGGGTGTTGTATTAATTTCTCAGTAAGTAGTACAAAATGCTTTCTGGTCCATTTCTTGCAGAGTTTCTGGCCACCTTCTTCTTCTTGTCGGCGATCCTCATCTCAGGTGAGCCGGTGAAGATTGCAGCAGCTCTGCTGGCAGCCATCGCCATTGCCGGCCCCGTGAGCGGTGGCCACCTGAACCCGGCCGTCAGCACCGCCTTTTTCATGAAGGGCGACCTGCCTCTGGGCAAGTTTGGCGGCTATGTTGTGGCTCAGATCCTCGGCGCAATCGCGGCAGTTACCCTGGCTAACTATGTAAAGAAGAACCGCGCTTAGATTATATGGAGGCACGTATAGCCCAGATGATTGAGGAAGAGGTGGAGCGTCGAGTGAATGAGAAGCTCACCAAGGTTCTGGAGTACATCTCACAGACATATGATGTGTCGATAAAGCAGCTCATGAAGGATTCAGCAACGATAAATCCTCAGAGCGAGACATGCCTTGGTCTCACAGCAAAGAACAAGAGATGCGGGAACAAGGCGTGCAAAAAGGCGAACAACGGCTATTGCTCGAGACACCAGAGTCAAAAGCCAGCTGTAGTCCGGACAGTCTCGACTACAACTTTACAAAATCCACATAATCACCCACCTTCACAACTCTTTGTAAAGGGTTGTCCGGGATGTGATCGTCGACCGAAGACGAATCTTTTGGTTGACTTTTAGCTTAGAGATTTTTGTCTCTTATATTTCAGGATGAGCAAGTCAGATGTGCTACTCCAGGCAATAACCAAGTTTTACCAAGATGAAAAGCATAGTCAGATTTTGCTCGATGTACTTAGTCACCGTAACGGTATATCTCTGCGAAATCTAGAGTACTTTGTGACCAACTACTCGAAGAAACATAACCTCACATATACAACTCATGCGGGACGCCCGTTTACTGTGCACGTCGCGTACAAGTCGAGTCTTGATGGTTACTCGAAGAAGTTGTTTGATCCATTTTGTCGGACGGAGCGCATCACATTCAAGATTGGCAATCAGGATATTGTCACTACAGTCGCCCAGCTGAATTTCATCCGCTGGTGCATCATTAATGGTGTGATTCACTTTTTGATCAAAGAGAAGCGATCCGAGCATACCCATCCGCAATCGAAAGAGTTGTGTAGCCATAATAATACACAAACATGTTGTACTGAGACTGGAGTTCCACTGCATAATCTGGGTTGAAGTTGATGGTCAGGCGTGTAATGTTAGACTTTAGTTTAGAAAAATCAATGTACCCACCCTGTGTGTACTCCTTTGGAGTCAAACCAAAGGAATACATGTATATATTCTTGAGAGGGACGGTAAGTCCAGAGTCCATTGGAACTTTGAAGCTGAAATAGAGACCGGTGGCGAATGTCGACAATATGTCGATGTTATTCAGAGTGATTTGTGCACTACTCAGAATGTCTATGTACTGACTCCTGAGTCCGGCAAAGTTGGTGTAGTTGACTGACGAAGTGATAAAGTCGGTTGTGTATCCGAACGAATATCGAGCATCGTAGAATCTGGTGTTGGTCTCGTACGATTTACGTTTCACAGCCCACAAGAGGAGGCTGACTGGGAATGCAGCAGTCAAAGGAACTCGGAAGGCGTTGTTACTTCCGTCAGACACTGACAGAACCGCCTCCTTCTTCACCTTGTTCACTTTGAATTCATGAGGACTGCTTTTGAAGTAGGCTCGCTCCTCCTCTGACAGGTAAACCTCCTCAACTATGAGCTGAGGCTGACCAACCAAGTCCAACTTTGTGGGATAGTTGCAAAACCAGGACCACTCATTAAACTCAATCACAACATATACAAGCTGATTCCACATGGCGCACATAGGCAAGAATGGCTTGTCGAGACGCTGCTTATTCTTTTCAAAGTGCGAATGACGCCTGCAAAAGAAGAAATCGAGAGGGATCATCATGTCAATCTGTCTGTTGCACACACTCGATACGGTTGTACTCGTCGAAAGTAGGTTTGCCCCACCATTGATGCATGAATTCATCGAAAGTCGCTCGTCGGCATCGAGGAAAATCTGATCACGGATGATATACCAGTCATCATTCAGCTCCTCGATGAGCTGACCATCCGCGAATAGGGAAACCTTTTTTATGATAGCTCGGCCAATTTGGTCGGTATACCCATATGGATTGAAATAGATGTTACTTACTGGGAGTGCTGGAAGACTGCATTTGAGATGCATATTGCCAATTAGGTCCCCAGACTCCTTGGGCCTGAGTTCTATGCGAACAGTGTTCCCTATGTACGATGAACTAGACAAGTTCACAACTCTCTGACCAATCGAGGCCCTGGAAGGCTTTGTGAATTGGTCAGAGAATGTGCGAGTTTCGCCGTCAAGATGCCCATCTTGAGGCCCGATTGCATTCAGGGCTATAATAGCTCCTTCACCAGAGGTGCCCCTCATCTAAAACACAGCTAGATTTTCTTTCCACATTTCAGACACGGGTTTTGTTGTTGTTACTGTCAGCTCTGTACGCGTCTTCTGAGCCTCGGAAACCAACTTTTCAATATACTCTTGCGTGTACTCGTACGTTTTGGTATTCAGCAACAGGTCAATCTGGGTAAATCCAAGAGTCTTCAGCTCATTCTCGAGCACAGCCTTGGGCTTTTTGAAGACTACCAGCTGACTCGACACCACCAGCTGTACAAACCGCTTGCGCTCATCCAACACCGCCAACTTCTGAGTCAAGACCTGGATGATGTGAGCCTTGCGCTTTTTCAGATAGCTGTACCGGATAGTAAAGTAATCCATCAGAATGTCAGTCACACACCCGTACCGCTTGGGTGTCCCATTGTGAACCAGGTACATGTTGCTCGTGTGAAAAGTCTTGCTGAGTGGAAGCTGACTCTCCTTGGCACCCCAAATCTTGAAATCCACCTTGTTCTCACTCGACTGGTTCTCGTAGCGCAATTCGAGCTTGTCCAACTTCTCCTTGAGATCCTGAGTCCACACACCCGGAGGGAGCTCCTTCACGTGCAGGACATCACCCGTCTTGGTGTAGACCGCCTTGGCTACCCACGTAGTCTGATTCTGTCGCTCAACCTCACCAGTGAAACCTCGCCAGTACGGCTTCATACTCACAGGAGCCTCTCCGCGCATCATGCGCATCAAGTTTTCTTTGATGTCAACCGGGTTGTATGGAGGGATGTTGCACGAAAATCCAGTCCCGATGCCCTCAGCTCCGTTCACCAGAACCATCGGAAGAACCGGCACATAGAACTTTGGCTCCACCTTGTCTCCATCCTCAATCTCATACTCCAAAATAGGATCGTCTCGCGAGTCAAAGATGGCCCGAGTCTGGGAGTTGAGCCGAGTAAAGATGTAACGAGGGCTCGCAGCATCTTTGCCACCCATCAGACGTGTGCCAAACTGCCCCGAAGGCTCGAGCAGATTCAGGTTGTTTGAGCCTGTAAAGTTTTGAGCAAGGCCGATGATGGTTCCCTGCAGGCTCTGTTCGCCGTGGTGGTACTGGGTCTGCTCAGCGACATACCCAGACAACTGTGCCACCTTCATGTCCGTCCCAAGGTTCTTCTTGAGGCAGGCGTAAATCACTTTGCGCTGACTCGGCTTCAGACCATCCATGATGTGAGGGATGCTCCGGTGGATATCCTCAGCAGAAAAGTTGACCAAGTCGCGCTGAACAAAGTCTGTGATGCCAAGCTCCTTGATCTTGCCGTATGGGACTGCAAGACTCGGAGTTGCCATGTGACTCAGAAGCCACTCCTTCCGGTCATCCGACTGATCCTTGGCAAAGGCAAGACTCATACTCGTCTCCGACTTTTCATCATACTTGAACCCAACCGTCAGCTGCTCAATCTTTTTGAAGTACTCCTTCGCCTCAACCGATGTGCTCGTACCCAGACCCTTGTAGTACTTTACGGCACCCTTGATGTTCGACTTGCGAAAGTCATCCTCTGTGAAGAACCACGTGGACCCAACCTTGATGACGGGGGTGACCATCGAACACAGAAAACCGAGCTTCAGAAGAGAAGGCCAGAAGCAGATGATCATATTCAGAACCAGACCCTTGATGTGACTCCCGTCAAGGTCCGCATCAGTCATGATCATGAGTCGGCCATAGCGCAGATCCCTTGTGGATGAGTAGACCCGGCCGTGCTGCAGGCCTAGAATCTGCTTGAGATGAGAAAACTCCTGGTTGTCCGTCAGCTGCTTGACGCTTGCATCACGTACATTGCGGGGCTTGCCGCGAAGTGGGAACACTCCATACTTGTCGCGACCCACAACCGAGAGACCAGCCACCGCCAAACTCTTGGCAGAATCACCCTCTGTGATAATCAGGGTACACTGATCGCTCTTTGCAGTCCCAGCCCAGTTGGCATCGTCAAGCTTGGGAATGCCTGTGATCCGCGACTTTTTAGACCCATCCGTCTTTTTTAGCTCCTTCTTGAGCTTGACATCCTGCATCGCGCTCAGATGAGTCTCCAGACCAGACGCGAGGAGATCCTTGATAAACTTGGGTTTCAGAAAATGACCAGTGTTAATCTTGCTGGTGCACTCAGTCTTGGCCTGGCTAGAGAATGTAGGATTGACAATTGTTGACTTGACAAAGATGGAGAGACCACTGCGAATCTGAGCAGGTGTAGCCGTCTTGCACTTTTTGCGAACCTCGTTGACAATCTGGCTAATGACATGGTCAACATGAGCACCACCCTTGGTTGTGCACACACCATTCACAAATGACACTTGCTGATAAGACTCGGAGTAGGTTGCGAGAATCTCCCAGTTGTCCTGCTTGTGCTTTGCCCATGACTCACACTCAGTCTCGTACATCTCAGCATACTCCTGAAAGTTGCCCACATCGATGTGTACATCATTCAGGTGAACCTTGCAGGAGCACCACATGGCTGCATCATACACACGCTTCTCAAACAGTTTCTTGGTCTGATCGTATGTCACACCAAACTTCTCATAGTCGGGTTGAAACTTAATCTGGACACCAGGCTTAGCCTTGGACTTGGTGATGACTGGCTTGTCGCAGACACTCATGTTGTTGCGCCACATCTGGGTGTAAGTCTTGGCTCCGTCAGACACCTGCACCTCGAACCACTTTGAAAAGATGTTGGTGAGCTTGGCGCCATAGCCGTTCCGGCCGCCAGTCACGCGCTCGACATTGTCATCATAGTTGGAACTCGTGAGGAGGTGGCCAAAGATGAGCTCGGGGGTGTACACACCCGTCTCAGAGTGAATCTCAATTGGGATGGAGATGCCATTGTTCTTCACACTGATACTCGTCGAACTCAGACCAACGTCGATGCGCTTCACTTCTTTGGGATGCAGAGTATTTTGATCAATTGCATTGACGAGAATCTCGTCAAAGATTTTTAGCAACCCCTGACTGACGGGGGAGGTTTTCTGAATAAAGTGGTCCCCATCCTCGACCACCCATACATGTTCTGTTTCGGGCACCACTGAACCGACATACGAGTCTGGTCGCTTCAGAATGTGCTCTGTGTGGGTGAGCTTCTTATACATTACATATACAGTAGCTCGTATTTTTAAAGCTTCGCGATAGCAAGCAGGATTGTGGCAACAGCGGACATTGTACTGATTGTCATGGAATCAACAGTCACGTACATTGCTTCAGCCACAGTCAGAGCCTTGTGATGAACAATAACGTCATCAATTCCAGATGGAATAACTGAAATGAAGGCGGTCCGCACAAAGTTTTTACGAATCATTGAACCTGAACGCATAGCCCTTTTAAAGACGGGGTGCCTCGACACCCGCCGAGCATGTACGAACACCCGCTTCGGTAGAACGGGTCCTGGCATTTAACTTATATATACTGTGATTTAAATCTTTATATTTAAAGCTGATAGTCTCCTGGAATATATGAAAAGTATTCGGGTGTTTATTGTGTGTGCATTCCTGGCGCACACAACTCGCTGGTGCGCCGAATACCTCTACTGGACATATTGCGCTCGATCATTCTTCATGTCTTTCGTATCATATGGTTCTCCAATGTGTGAATCATTCCGAAGGGTTGCTCACACCAACCACCTCACCATAGTAGATGTAGCTGGGCGAGGCCTGGGATTGCTAACCAATAAATAAACTGAAACAGGAGGGGAGATTTCATATATTCGGATACGGGAGTTTTCGAATAGTTGACCGCCTCCTTCATCCAGTTGTCGAGTTGCTCCCAAGTCAGTGCTCGATCGACACTTGGAGGTGGCTTGGCCCCTGAAACCTCTCTTGATGCGACATGCCGGAACTTTTTCATGGTGAGCGTGTATTCATAGCACGCCATACATACTTTCCTAACCTTCAACCCAAACACCTTGTAGACGCTCTGGTTGAATGATAGATTGAGAGGTTTCTGGACATGCCATGAACATATCCAGTCGAGCTCGTGTTCAAAGTCGCAACTAAATGAAATGTCGATAGGAGCCTTGCAGAGGTGGCATTTACACCCCCAGCTCATAAACATACGTTAAAAAGGGTGCCTGTTCTTAACCCAGGTTTAGAAGCCGACCCAAGCTGTAATGGCCCCTTCCATGCTCGAGGCTGCTCGCAAGGAGTTCCAGCGCGAGGTTCGCTCCTACGCCAGCCCGCAAGCTCGGGTGACTCCGACCGCTCCAGCGCCTCGCGTGGTCCAGAAGGTTGTGCCACTACCCGTGACTCGCGACGAGTACTGGCACAAGCTGTACGCGTCCGCTCTGAAGGACAAGTTCAACGAGGAGGATGCCGCCAAGTTTGCTGATAGCGCATGGCGTTGCCGCAAAAACTCTGTCAAGCTCTCTGACGAGAAGAAGAAGCACGCGCCCCCGATCCTCGCCAAGCCGCCCCCTATGATCTGCCAGTCCATGAACGTGCACAAGCGCTCCGACGTCAAATGCCAAGCTCGCACGCTCGAGAACCGCCCCTGCCCCTTTCGCGCATCCAGCAAGTGCGGCAAGTTTTGCAGCAAGCACGCGGTGTAATAGTTACTCACCCCTTCTAGCCATATATCGCTTCCACCTTGTCCTTAAGTAAAAAATAGTATACAATAATAGAAATGTACAAGGCTGTACTGAAACACAGATCTCTCGAGAAGTCTTATCCAACAGCAGTTAAGAAAAGCCCCAACCTAGGCAAGGAGGTCAAAAAGGAATATGAGAAGCTTACGCGCACTATCGAGGCCCAGACCGTCAAGAACGCTTACACCCTCCCATCAAACAACATAACCCGCGTCAAGCTTCAGGGCCCCCTGAAACCATCCCGATTCGGTCCACAGGCGCCCAAGTTCAACTTCAAGCCTTTACCACAAGCAACCCTTAAGAGTCGATTCGTAGAAGTGAAGTGGAATGATCCTATGTAAAAAAAAAAAATAGTAATAGTAATGCCTAGCCATCGCGCTGTAATTCTCTTTTCACTCTTGGCGATTGTTGTATACCTTATCACATCGAATCAGTCAGAGAAATATAAGTTGTCGGCCTGGGCGGCACCAGGCCGCGACGCGGCGGCGGCGGCGTATCGCGCGCGCGCAGCTGAATTGGGCGCGGGCGCGGGCGCGGGCATATTGAAGTTGCCGAGCGTGGGCGAACGCTCGATCGCCCAGGCGAACGCTGAGATGAAGAAGAAAGCCGAGGACGAGATGAAGAAGGCGAAGATGTTTGTAGAAGAACAGCAGAGGCTTGCACTTAAGATTCAGGAGAAGGAGAAGGCTGCAAAAAACTCTGGCCTGATGGGGAGAAGACTTTGATTGTGCTACATATAATAAACAAATGAATGTCGAATACAGTAATGAAGACCGTTGAGACTCGCAACGGCTCCAAGATTTACATTGGGCAGAATGCCAAGGAGAATGACATTCTGACATTTGAGGTGGCGTATCCGGATGATTTGTGGATGCACGCCAAGGATGCTCCTGGGGCTCATGTAGTCATTCACGGTCCGTGTACCCCAGCGTGTATAAGAGAAGCCGCAAAAGAGGCTCTTGCACACTCACAGGCAATCAGACCCATTGTAGACATTTGCAAGGTGGGTCACGTAAAAAAGTTTGGCGGAGCTTCGCCAGGTCAGGTGCAGATTATGAACAGCTGGACTTATAAAGTGTAAGTACAAGATTCTGGAGTTCTTCGCGTGATGCCACCATCATCTTAATTCTCAAAAGGCGCTCCGCCTTTTTAGGATCGAGCGGCAAATCCGCCAAGTAGTAATTCATATATTTTATGCTCGGTTAATCTCAAAGTCTACCGTGTTGATGAATAGGCTGAGCTCCCAGATTGATCCAATAGTGGGAAAGGTTCGGGTGACATACCCCGACTTGGTCTTGTGCTCGTTAAAGTGAATAGGCTTCCAGTTTGGCAGTCTTTTGGCGGCGTGCAGGTTACGGATTGAGTCGTCAACGAAGATGTGTGTATGGTGTTTTGGAAAGTCGTACGCAGCTGGCTCTGGCTTGAGTGGCATATGCAGGAGATTGTCTGGGCATTGTACGTAAATCTCATCACTGATGGCGTGAGCCACCTCGCCAGCCCACTTCATTGGGGCGTTTGTAAACAGAGTCACCTTCCAGCCAGTCTGAGTAAACTTGTGAATCTCGGCAGCCTCCTTCTGAAACTCTGTACTCGAGAGAAGATCCCAGAGTCGAGTCCGTACCGGTACATCGTACACAGAGTCATTAAAATCTGAAGTGTCGATACCGAACGAATCGCGTAGGCCACGAGCCGTGTGCCCACTCGCAGATACTAGCATGTCATTGAGCCGGTTTGGCTGCTTGCATGCCGGAACCTTATTGCGCACATATCGAACACAGTTGTCACGGACATGGTTCAGGAGTTGGCGATCCCGGATGAGCACACCATCGATATCAAGCAGAAGAGACTTGCCCGCCATATATACTTAGAAAGTTCAAACGCTTTATATCTAGATGGGTTGGGGAATTTGCTTCGCTCTTGATGCCCACGGGCGCGTTTACTGCGCTGATGGTTGTAATTGGCGAGCCACCAAGGATGACTATGATGGGTACCCACAATGGCCATCGGCTCGCCAGTCTGTCCTCGATTACTTCGAGGGTGAGGCGCACAGTGAGCTCGATATGATTCGTGATGAATGCCCTGGGACTGCTGCAGCACTCAAGGAGGCGTGCGACGAGCACATCGGCTCTGCTCTTGGTGAGTATGATTCTCTTACGGATCAGCAAAAGACTGATCTTCATAACGAGATGATGGAGAATCTCAAAGAACGGATTGATTCGCTCGAGGAACGGAAAAAGTCTGCATACGATAATTATATTCACCGCCGTAAGGCTTTCAAGGATTACAAGCCCCCGACGAAACCTCCAAAGACTCGTATCGAAGAGATTGAGAATACTATGAAACCCCTCGATTTTGAACTGTTTATGGAATATGCAGCGCGTGATTACGACGCAATGAAGTCGGAGCTCGCAAAAGCGAAGCGTGATTTGAAGCTTGAGAAAATGTTCACTCTAGAGTAATGTATGAGATTGTCCCAGGGCTATATCTCAGCAACTATCCAGATGCCGTCAAGAAAACTCCACCTAGAACATTCGTTGTAAACTGTTCCAAGGATCTTCCATTTGTATCAGACTATGGAGTCAGGATACCAATTGACGATGACTTGAGTGACGAGGCAATACATGGCCTCTTGTCCAGTTTGCCCAGTGTGCTTGAGTCGATTGATTGTGTACTACGAAACAATGGGAGGGTTGTTGTTCACTGCTGGGCAGGTCAGCAGCGATCAGCAGCTGTCATGGCAGCCTATCTCATGAAAAAGGGTATGAGTCTAGATGATGCTATTCGTTATATCAAAACGAAAAAGAAGGATGCGTTTATCAACTCTGTCAACTTTATGCCCGCTCTAAAAATATTTGCAAATAGAAGGTGTACGTAATGGGTCCGCATGCCAGACCTCACTATGTAGGCCTTTACAAAACCTGGCCCAAGAGATACTTTACAGGCCTCACCCCGAATCAGAAGATTCAGCGCGAAAAGGAGCTTCTGACTCGCCGAACGTCACTTGGCAAGACTGATAGTCTCGCCAAGCCACGCAAATCACAATGGACAAAGATGTTTCATGAGAAATATCCAAATCTGAAATTTAACAAGAATGCCATTTCTGCTCGAACTGGGATTCCAAGATCTACCCTCAACACTGTGTACAATCGCGGTATGAAGGCTTGGCAGACGAGCGGAAGCAGAGTCGGGGCCAATCCACATCAGTGGGCCATAGCACGCGTCTATAAGTTTGTACTCGTAACAAAGAATAAGGTGCCCACCACCAAGTACGATCCTAATAAAAATCTTAGACAATAACAAATGGTAAATAGTAAGAAGATTGAACGCGATATTCTCACATGGGGTGAAGCTCATCGGGCTCTTCCTAAGTCAAAGACCTGGCCACGCACACAGGGACCATTCAGTAAGTACAGCAACCTGAATTTGGCTCAGGCAAATGAATCCCTTAGGGGTAATAGAGGAGGTCTATTCATTGTCAATGGCAAGCTCTATAACTCACAGGGTGGGCGCATGATACCAAATCGCAATGAGCTAGAAACTGATTTGTTCGACTGGCTTCATACAAATAATAAGAATAACGTCGAGATGTTTGCAAACGATTTGCGCTCAACCTACATTCCCCGTTTCACTGCAAAAACATATGATGGAACATATGGTAACTACAAGACATATCAGTCTGCAAACAAACCTTCGACTCTAAAGCTCAAAGAGTCCTTCCTTAAACGTCTGTTTAAAAAATAAATGAGTATATAATCATAAATGCTCAATGCACGAGCTTTCGCAACACCAGAAAATCCTCAGTTTCATAGACGTCTGACTAGATTTTTCAAACCAAGACCCAAGGCGGATGTACCAAAGCCTCCTCCACCACCAAAAGAGCCTGACACGTGTCTGATTAAAGATTTCTTCGGCAAGACACCAATTCCACTTCACAATGTAGAGATTGAGTTTGATATTGATGAGGAGTAAATATAATGTTGGGCATTATAAATGATTCAGAGCAAGCCTGTACTCCTCGCAGCACTTGTCAACCTGATAGCAATAGCATTCATCCCACGCATATTCTCCAGCCCAACCAACATCAAGATTGTGGATGATCTGGTGTCATTTCTTCGCCAGCAGCGTGTAAATCTGCTGACGAGCACCGTGTACGCCTGCCTGCTCATCATCGGTGTGGAGTATGCTATGGAATACACTGAGGGAGTTCAGTCGCCACTGAGTGGACCACTGTCCGCGTTGACTGGTGGTCCTGGGAGCGCAGCTTGAGCCGGTAGCACTCCTTCATGTGTTCCTTGAGCGAATCAAGCTCTGGGTCACCCCACTCCATTTCTGGGGTGTACAAAAAGTCTGTCCCACCCACCTTGCGCCGACCAGTCCTGATCACGTACGGAGTCTTCACATACTCCTTGAGACCTCCATAGTCCGAGATGATGACAGGCTTGTCACGCATTGCCGCCTCTACCGCCCCCATTCCGACCCCCTCGGAAAAGGAGCAGTTGACATAGCAGTCGCATGAATCATGAATCGAGTCGAGCTGTTCATTCGTCACGAGCCCATTTATTATAACTACATTCGGCCACTTGGACTCGATCTTCTGACGGCATGTAGCCTTCAGGACAAGTCGAGCATCTGGGAGGTTCAGATCGAGAAAAGCCTGGATGAGCTGGCCGATATTTTTTCGGGGATCGGCGAGGTTGCCTATACTGTAAAACTTGTAGTAAAACTTCTCTGTGGGGCTACACTTTGGAGTGGGTGGGGGGGGATCAGGGATCCAGTGTCTCAGGACCCGCCAGTCTCCAGTGGGAAACTGACGAGAAAGTACTCCGCGCGCAAACTCACTCGGGCAATAGATGACATTTGAAATGTCGAGTAGCGTCCCGTATGAAGGATGTACAGTCTCAGTTTCGCATACAGTCATGTAAATCATCTTTTTGCAAATCTTCGAAAAGAGGGTCTGGATACGATCGAGCTGCCAAGGAACTGGCAGGAAGAATGCAAAACCAACATCATACTGGGTCTGGCTCGGATTCTGATCATATTGGCAGTATTCACCATTCATGAGTTCTGCATAGCGCATAGTCACTTGGCCTATTCCAGCGAGTGGGTTGGGGCCGACAAAGAGCCATTTCATTTCTGTAAGTAGAATAGGATGAGTGTGTTTAACGTACTTTTACTGAGTCTCACTGAACTGTTTGGTGATGTCCAATTCAAATCTTACGCCCGAACAGGTCTATCGAAGAATCTGCTCGGAGGCTTGGCGGGGTATGTAGGTGTTGTGTTTTTCCTGATTCGTAGTCTGACTCAGGGCAATGTGATGTGGGTCAACGGGATGTGGGACGGGGTGTCGGGAATTGTGAATACTGCGTTTTCATTCATGATTCTAGGCGAGAGGATGAATCACACATATCAGTACTTTGGGTTGGGTCTTATAGGAATAGGGCTAATGATCATGCATCGGGGCGGAATAGCATATTAAAAGAGTTGATCGCCAAAATATTATATGGCTCCTAAGTTTCTTTATACAGCAGGACTCGAAGACATCATCGACTATACTGAATGGGAGAAGGATGAACAGGCTCTTGTACGTGAGAGTGTCAAGCCTGGAGCTTGCGTTCTAGAGCTGGGGGCTCGCTATGGTGTTGTTTCTTGGGCTATCCAAGAGAAGCTCTCTGACAAGAGGAAGCACGTTGCGGTCGAGGCTGACTCGGTTGTGATCCCATCCCTGGAAGCAAACCGCGATAACAATGGGTGCGAATATCAGATTATTAACGGGGTGGTGGGGTCTCGTGAGGCTTACTGCTTCTACCTAAATGCTGGTAGCTTTGTTCTGTTTGATGACGAGATTGAGATTAAGAAGCCAGAGTCTGTCAAGCGTAATTTCACGCATTTTTCCATTGCGAAAAAGTACACTTGGGATGAGCTCGAGGAGATGATTGGTTCCAAGTTTGACACAATTGTAGCTGACATTGAGGGTTCCTTCCCAGAGTTTATTCGGGAGCATAAGCATAAGCTTGGTCAGATTAAGACTGTGATGTACGAGCGCGATGGTCGCTCAGGGGCTGACTACTCGTACGTTGATTCTGTTCTGACTGAGAATGGGTTTTCGATGAGCAACACTCTGGGGGATCAGCGCATCTATGTAAAGGCGTGGTGAGGCCAGTTCATAGGGTAGGGCTCGAGCTCAATCACCTCTTCCCAGTGATCCTTGTACTGCTCTTGTGAAAACTTGAGCTTGAGCTCCTTTGATGGAGCCTCCTTCAAAAGTTTCATATACTTGGGGATGAGCTCAGGTGCATTTGGAATGCACGAGATGAAGTGTACAATAAAGTCATCCTTGTGCGCAGTCTTGGCTCGGAATGACAAAAATCCATTGATCGAGTGCTTACGGTTCCACTCGTGAATCCAAAACTTGTCCAAAATATGAGGATTCTCATGTAAAATACTGTTCAGGATATCCTGATCGGTAAGCGCCTTGTTGTTACAGCTCTTACCAATCTCGATCATTTGCTGTAGGAAGCTCTTGACCCAGAATGTCTTTCGCATCATGTATACACCTCCATTGACTACACCGAATAGGCCACAGTGCTGACCCAGAGGAATCTCACGCATCATTATGATATCCTTGTTATCCGGACACTGGGTGGTCCAGTATGTCAGAGGAAGGTCCATGTTGTTGACTACTGCATCAGAGTCGACGTACAGGACCCACTCATAGCCCTTGTCGAAGCACTTGAGGATCCCATCATACTTGAGAAAGTTGATATTGACATCAGTCAGGGTCCAGGAGTCGATGAGAGTGTGGCCATAGCCCCAGCGCTTAGCATACTCCTTGTGAGTCTCTACACATGGCCCGAGGAGCCGCGTGTACTCCTCGCCGATATTCAGTGACAAGACGCAAATAGAACTCATTAAAGATAATTGGAGCTATTTGTTTAAATGGGTCGCAACGCCATTGTAACCTTCACAATCGGTGAACGCTACGTCGAGACATTCAAGCAGTTCAAGCCTAGCTGGAAAAAGTACTGTGACAAGTATGACATTGATCTGATTGAGCTTCACGAGCCGCTCGTTCCTGAGCTGACTGAGGGAAAGTACATCATTGCTCAGAAGATTCTGATTTGTAGTCAGGAGTGGTCAGCCAAGTATGACAAGATTGCCTGGCTCGACTCGGACATTTACATTTCACCCAACGCCAAGAATATCTTCGAGGCTGTGCCAGAGGGTAAGATTGGTATGGTGAACGATGATCCCTACAGCGATTATGACTACCGCAAGCACACCTGGGAGAAGAAGGGCTGGGGGACGGACACTCCTGAGGATCTTCGCAACATCAACAAGTATCAGAAGGATTACGGGTTTTGGCGCGAGGACTTCAAACAGTCGGGTATGATTGATTGTAATCCAGGTGTGATGGTGTTCCAGCCCAAGTTTCACGCTGACTATCTCAAGGGTCTTTTTGACACGATGATTGAAAAGATCAAGGAGATTCCGGAGCGTGACGAGTTTGGTCGCCGCATGCACTTTGATGGCTGGGTTTGGTATTACTTTCAGAATGATGACAAGCTCCAGTTTATCGACCACCGCTTCAATATGGTATGGCCAATCTACCGCACGATGCACTACGAGCCATTTGACACTCGTGAGGAGCTCATCATCCCCATGAAGAACTTTATCGAAAAGGCTTATTTTGTTCACTTTACTGATATGGAGGATATCAGCGTATTTAAGCACGTCAAGGATGTATTCCTTGAGGCTCCTCCCACGAGTCTGATGATTCGGTACAAGGAGGGTAGCGGTCTTCCTTGGCTGCTGTCAAAGTGGACACGAGCCAAGAAGTTTGAGAATATCTGGATCGTCACAGAGAGCGACGAGCCAAATTACTTTTTGCAGATGGCCTATCCACGCCAGCAGTATGCTTGGCGTGTGCCCGAGTTTTACCAGATTGTAGACAAGGAACCCGAGATTACGGGGCGCACTATCGTCTGCGATTCAGACTGGTCAGAGAAGATTCCATATGACTACTTTGTGAAGCTACAGGCTACGGATGTAAATGAGCACCCTGACAAAATCAAGGTAGTGGTACCCCCACAGGAGGCATCAGCTTCGTGAGTCCGTCCGAGTGAAGTCCTCGCTCAAGATAACTCTTAAAATCCTCAAATGACTGGTGACTGTGCTTCGCATCCTTTGCGTGGGCATAATTCTGAATCTTGTTCCAGACGTGCTTGGCATCCCCAAATGAGGATAGATGCCAGCCAGCATGCAAAGTGTGAGGGAACCGCCAGCGGTTGTCTCTGAAAAAATTGGGTCCGAGTTTACGAAACTCACGGGCTCGTGTAACAACAGTTCCAAACCACGGCTCCCCATTAAACATATACTTCAGAGAGTACTCAAACATGTACATGTGAAGTGTGTGCGCAGACTTGATGTCTGACCAAGGAATCTTATCCATCATCGGAATCTCATCAGCATCCGAAACCATGACCCAAGCATCCTCTGGGACATCCTCCATACCCTTCAGTATGCAGTGGCGTTGATACTTTTCACGTCCCCAAGGATTCTCATCTGTTGGCATATCCTCAGCAATCACGTGGCGAAGCTTTGGCAGCCACTCTGCGTAACGCTCCTTATTCTCCTCGAAATAGAGAGGCTTTGGATTACCGTTATGAGTCACCTTGGACTCTACCAGAACAAATAGGTCGACATGGGGAGACAGCTTCCGGAGTCGCGTCTCGAGCACATCGAGCTCATTGTAAAACATGAACGTGTCAACGAGCATTATAAGTTTAGACAATCAGATTCTCTAAGTTTTGTCGCGTCGATGCAACGAGTCCCAGAATTTCATCACGAACAATGCCAAGATGATGATTGGGCTCTTGGGGGTATTCGGCCCTAAGGGTGAAGAGTAGCTTGCGAAAGTACTCTGCATGATTCCTTGCTGTGATAGGAACAGCTCCCTCTATATCAAGTCTCCCACGCACATCTATCAAAAACTTTTCAACAAGATTTCCCATAACGTAATAATACTTTTCTAGGCACTTTTTTGCATCGATACTCTTTTCAGTCAGATACATGTTGTACACCTCGATTCGTGAGATTGCCAACTGACTTACGAATGCACCCGCCATATATTTATAGGTATCTTTTCTTTTAACACTTGAATACACCGTAAAAGCAGCTACCCGTGCACCCACTCTCATTAATGTACTCAACAGTACCTTTGAGGCCAAGCCACTCCTCTAGGAGATCCTGCTTGAGCTCGTGCGGGTGCCCCTCATGGGGAGCGATATCAATCCACTCAAAGATCCGGATAAGCTTTCCCGCCCGACGAGCATTCTCAATAATAAGCTTAGGATCCTGGACGTGCTGAAGTACATTATAGATCCAAATCTCATCCCACTGTTCAATGTCGGTGATACTTTCGGCATTCGCGATGTCGACATCGATACCCTTGCACTTGTAGCGTTGCAGAGTCCATTCTGGATACCGACTAGGATCCACAACCTTTCCGGCTCCTAGATCCCACGTCTTCAGAAGTAGCGACACTGGCCCACCTCCAATGTCGAGAATCTTCTTTCCCTTTACATTGATGTGATCATTCTCAAACTTAAGACCCATCCGGTTAGCATAGACCATCTGTTTCGACTCTTCGCCATACGTATTGCAGCAGTTCCCCCACCACTGAGCCTCAAATTCCATATACATGTATATCACTTCAAGTTTCTAAGCTTGTAGATGGTTGACTGAATAAGACCAATGATCTCATCTTGGATGTTGCGAAGTGAAGGATCCTGTGGCAAGTTCATTTCATTGATTGTCTTAAGCATCCCAGTGAAATACCCAAGTACACTTGTTGTATTTCTGTTGATACCATTGTTGAGGCCGTTGTACTTGTTAATCTTGCCATACTTGCCCATGTAAACCTCAGCGTATCGATCAAGCAAGGGGACAATCCCGGTGTAATAAGCCTCGAGAGCAGTGTGCTTTGAGAAGCTATTTGTCTCGAGGTGGTACACGTGAGCCTGTGTCCTGGACCGCATAAGCATTCCTATAAATCTTCCTGCGCTCGACATTTATAAAAAGCGTACATTTTAAACACCCAGGTTTTAAGTTTTCATGGTTCCTATGCACAAAATCTCTGGTCAGGTATCATTCATGGCTGCTATTCGCGGTGACGTCCTCTGCTTCGAGCGCGCGCAATCCGCACCTGAACCATCATGCTTGGGTCGTACCATGTCGACATACGGCCACTCCAACCTCGAGTTCTCCCCTGTGAAAGATGAGCCGTATGTTGTCTGCTCGCACTTTGACAACCTTATGGAGGTGGCGTCGGTGAATGATCCAGAGCGCCCTATTGGCTGGGAGCTCATCTACCAGAATGGCAAGTACTACTCTCGAGTCGCCCAGTATGGCTTTGACCCGGTTGAGCTGCGCGTGACTGGGATTGGCAAGGCGAACGAGGTGCCTGCCCCCAAGACAGTTGGGACCGTCATCAAGTTTGTCAAGATGCAGTATGAGGAGCCGCAGATGGCTACTATCGAGGACACCAAGTACGAGGACGAGGAGGAGGTGACGAGCAAGTTTGTAGGGCGAGGGGGGGATACGCAGTTGAAGCAGGTGGATCGTGAGCGTCATTTGCGCACCTTTCTCGCAAAGGAGTTTTCGTATGATGAAGTTCGCGAATTATTTGTGTAATAGATAGTAAATGAGTCGGTGTTACCAGATTCACGTTGATACATCGTCCGCAGTCTTTACTCAGACCAATCGTCCAGACATATCAGGAAACCCAGTACCAGCTAGAGTAATATCGCAGCCCGTCATCAAGAATGGCGGCAATCCTCTTGATATCTCGTACTTTCTGAGCCAGACTCACAAGCGCCTCAGAAGAATCACACTCAAGTCTGTCGAACTTCCCGTCGGCTTTTATAACATCCGGGCCCCATATAACACCATCACAATCGATGGCATTGTGTATACCATCCAGGAGGGAAACTATACAATTGATAGTTTGATAAGTTCGATGAATGGCACGATTGGAATATCTATCGGCCAGTTTAACGTCAACAAGATGTTGAACAAGATTACATTTGTGCCAACGAGCCCCAATTCATCAGTGGCAGCATACGCCACAATTGGAGTTACTGTCCCTCTCCCCAATGACATGAGTATCAACATCCCATCTCTCGGATACTTTCTGGGTTTCACAGATGGTCAGTATGGTACAGAGGTGACTGCAACAAACTCTTACCTAATCAATTTCGACAATTACATCCAGATATATATACCCTCTCTGGGTCGCTCGTCCCTGGAGAATACCAAATGCACATTCAAGGTGCCCGTAACCGTACCAAGCGGTGGTGTCGAGTTTTATCAGGAGCAGACTGGATTCAAGCAGACGGTTGAGGTGACTGATCGCAACATCTTGTTTGACCGCATCGATCTCCAAGTGCTGGACAGGTTTGGCCAGCAGCTGAATAATAATGGGCTGGACTGGTCATTCACACTCGAGATTGAATCCGATACATAAAAAATGTCTCGTGTAACAGTAATGAGCCGAACACTGGATGGCACATACGGGATGAAAAATCAGGGGCCCATAATTGTGAGGCCCCATATGTTCGGGATGGATGCTATTGAAAGACAGCGTGTCAGTGCACCCCAGTCACTGATCGACTCTGACTTTGAGTATGGTCTTCAGGCCACAAAGTGGCAGGGGTATTCTCATTATCGTCTAACCCCAACCTTTTTTGAAACTGTCGGAGCTGATCTCCCAGTCACAGCCCCAAACGGAGTTGTTGCTTCGTTCGTTGCGACATACGCATCTTATTCGATTATCACTGTCACATTCCAGACTGCCCCATCTCCAGCACTTGTAGTGGGAGATGTAATTACAATTATCGGGTTGAGTAACCTTGATGGAACAGCCTCTAGAGCTGAAGGCTTCTATCTCGTACAATCCGTACCAAACTCTACATCAGTTCGTTATTTATCACGAAACATAGTCACTGCTGGGGACCTCACAACTCCGTATACAGTTGTAAAGCGCGGTGGCAAATATGACAATGCTAACACTTTCATGAGTATTACAACTTGTGCTGGTGATGGTACTCAGCAGCCTCTCACATTTGCATCTAATGTATTGGTTCAGACAAACGGAGCACACAATCTCATGCCAGGTGTATCTATTTCAGTCACAACTTCTACATTTTCAAATGCAGCCGGTAGTTACATAGTTGATCGAGTGTTTGACAGTGACAAGTTTTCATACGTCGCAAACGGATTCGTGTCTACATCATCTGTACCACTTACAGCTCCTTCAGGTATCTATGTACAACCTGTTTCCTATCAAATTCACCGACCTTTTGATGGTGGTGTGATCATCTCACCAAACATAGGTACATATGGCTCTTGTACACTCCGTCAGTCTAAAAAATATTTCCGTTACCAGTCTGGAAAGGCATTCATATGGTCAACTGGTACAGTTCTTAGCCCTACAAATGACATTTCGAATGTTGTAGCTCTGGATACAATTGCGGGTTCAGTTATACGTGTAACAACTGGAATAGAGCATGCTATGCAGGCTGGC